GAATAACGGAGTGCGGCATCTATAAAACCCTCTACTTCAGGCCAGACTTGATTGACTAGATGGAACGGTACTTCCTGTATTTGTAGGCTCATGCGTGCTTATGTACGGCACCAAGCCCATGCCGTTTGGTTGACTCGCTCTTTACTGACTCGATTAGCTGGCGAAGAAACTGCCCACCGGCTTTAGTAGACCCATTACCCAGTGCGCTTACAACGTCTGCTGGTATGATGTACGCACCATCTTTTAACGGGACATGGCCTCCTTTAGCCATCATGATGCCTCCCTCTGCTGCACCTTGAACGGGTTTCTCTGAACCGATACCGGCCAGTGGCCCTGCGCCTGCTGCGGCGGGTGCTTGCGCGGGCGCTAGCCCAGCGGCTAATGTGGGTTGGTTAGCTATGCCTCTAGCGGCATCGGCTTTCGCCGCAGCGTCGGCGGCATCGGCAGACTGCACCATTTCATTGATCCCCGCACCTGCTGCGCCTAGGGCACCTGCGCCGACAGTACCGGCTATACCTGCCCCCAGACTAGATAACCCCGCAGCAGTACCAGCAGTGCCACCTATCAAAGCCCCAGATAAAGCACCGCCTGCGGCCCCGACACCTGCACCTGCGGAGGCAGCACCTAAAGCACCGGCAGTGGTTGCCGCAGTGCCCGCTGCGGTTAAAGAACCGGGCAGTATAAGTGCGCCAAGGCTTACTACGAGCGTCATGCTGCAACTCCTAACAGTTTTTGTTGTTCGTACTCAGCCATAGAATCACATCCTAAAGCGGCTTCAATTTTATCGAGGTCTTTTTCTTCGCAATAATGCACTGTCATAAACTCTACTTCCTCATGGACATATACCGCACGCTGTGTACCAGCGGGGGTAACGAAAACGTCGGGAGCTTTGACCTCTTTGACTTCTCCTGACTCAGTGATGATGGTGATATGGCCTCTGAGTGCTATGGAGATATGGTCAGACTTGTGTACTTTTGTAGTGAAGATAGCCCCGGCAGGAACGACGATTCGCCGCCCGTAGAGCTGGTCAGTGTGGTAATGAGTCAGAGGGGTTTCAACAGCGCCTAGTACCCCCTCAGCTAGCGCATTGTCGATCTGTGCGCGTAAAGCGTCTATACTATCCGGCAGGGCTTGATTTTGTAGATTCTGCATCAGGGTTTCCTTTCATAGCACGCTGCATAAATTTCTGAGCGGCTAGTTTACCAGCATCTTGACTTACCTGCTCTTTCTTGCCATGTGCAGCTTGACGAACCAAAGGCAGTAGTTGATCTAGCAGCTTAGCCCCTTTCTCTGGGTCGCCATCACCGATCATGCGTACAATCTCGGGCGGAATAACAAACTCGCCATCAGCCACTCGGACTTCTTCTTTGTCTTCTATGCTGGCAGGAATATCATCACTCATTCCATCGCCGGGGCCATCTAATAGCCCACCTTCATCATAGCCAACAACTTCTCGCTTAACAGGAGTGGCTCCTAGCTGCGGGCGGGCTTGCGGAACCATCGACAGAGGGTGCATCCCCTCTTCAGGGGCGGGCGTGGCATTAACCAACGCGCCTTGTGCAAAGCTCTTAATGCCTTGAAATTTCTTCAGTTCATTATTTAGATCGGCGTTAGCGAAAGTATCTATATGTTGCGCTGGGATTGAAGTCTTGATGGGTACCCCACCCACTACGCGCCGTAAGTCTGTAGTCCCTCCTTCTGCATACCCGCGAATAATATCGAGAGTGTTGCCGCGTTGCTCGTTAGGGCTTTGAGAAGTCAAGTTACTCAGCGGTTGTAGAGGGTACCCAAGGCTAGAAAAGTATTGTTGCTGTTCTTGCTCAGCTTGCTGCCTCGCCAGTTTTTGCTGCCGTAGGTTCTGTGCGTTTACTGCACTCTCGTTCATAGCAGAAGTTATCCCACTGCCCAGCATCGCCCCCATACCAATAGGCTTAATCAAATCTCCCGCATTTTTGAGCATAGCTGAGCCTTGCTTAGTCAAGGCATCAGTGAAAGAGGGGGTTTCAGGCGTAGGAACTATGGGTTTAGGGGTGACAGGCGACATCGGCCCTACGGGAGCCTGCATTGCAGGTGCGGGCACACCCGCTTTAGTTAGAAGATTGCTCGGTACTGTATTGGAAAAATTAGCCGGAGCGGGAAGCTGCGCCGCAGGAGTCGCCGCCCCCATAGGGCCACCAGCAAGGTCAGCAGCGCCATAGCCGCTTATACCACCAGTGAGGGCACCTCCGGCAAAACCCGCGCCGAAATCTTTACCCTGCATCTTGTTGATAGCGCCTTGCGTCAAGCCACCTGTGGTCGCGCCTATAGCAGTAGAAGTCAGCGCTCCACCGCCCAAAGCAGCCGCACCAGCGCCACCTGTCGCAGCGGCGGCTAAACCTATACCCAGAGGCACCAGAATATCGGAAAGGCTGAACGCTTCTAGTAACCCTGTCTCTGGATTCACCGTCAGCTCTCTGCCGAGCACATGCTGAAGACCCGCTAGCTCGTTTTTTCCTACGTGCATCAGGGTGTTATCTCCACCGCGACCTAGTGCTGCAAGTCCTTTAGCTGTAGATGTGTATGCCATGTGTGTTCCTAGACTATTTTCAAAGTGCCTGAGTCATTCCAAATCTGGCCCGGATCAAGACCTGTGGCGCTTGTTGGTAGTGCTGCAATAGTGATCTTTACGACGTTTGAATTGTACGCGAGGGTGTCTATTACTACATCAGGATCGGGGGCTATAGAATTACCTAGCTCTATGGACACACCACGAATGAGGCCCGGATTGTCCTGCTGCTGCATGAAGTAGGTGAGGGTTCTGACGAGGGCCTGCATGTACCGAACGTCGTACTCAATCGGAGGTATGGGTAGTACCGGAGAAGGGACGTTGTTTTTGTTAGCCATTACCGTTTGCCGTCGGGCTGGATTTCAAGGCGTGGTGTGCCTAGCTGCCACTGCACCCCGAGCTGATTGCTCTCTACGCGGAATATGACCTGCCTGCCTCTTAGCCTTATCCATGACTGAGTAGTGTAGTTGTATACCTGTGTAGATACCTTAGCCCCTAGTACACCCGCGCTGGCATCCTGCATCGGACTGGTAATCACCCCCACGCCCGGAAAGTTTCTAGCCTGCAACGTCATGGTTACAGATGGCGTGGTGTTGTTCGAGCCGATAAAATCTACGTCGGGGATGATGCGCTTTACAAACGAGAACTGATTTCCGCCGTCACCAAGATCAAAGTCTGCACTCTCAATATACGCATTGACTGGGCTAGGTGGGTTAGTTGAGCCATCATCTGCACCGTATTCTTGATAGAACATGCGCCCCGTTTCCGTAGTGAGGTCGTAAGTGGTAGTGACAGGATAGGTTCTAATATGTGAGTCGTACCAAGAAGTGCGAGGCATAGTGCCGTAGTACCACAGTCTTTCTAGGTAGTTGTATACTATGTAGCGGTCATTATTCAGGGCATCAAGCGAAGGGTAACACCACCAGACTTCATTGTAGCGCTCGTTGGTACCAGCGTAGACTTGATCTAGCTGATTGTTGTTGATGTCCTCGAATATGTACTGCCGCAGTGAGCAAGGCAGTGTGTCTACCTGTCCGGTGTACACATAGAACTTATCCAACCCCATCCAGTAGGTTACACCATTCGCCGTAGCCACCGCGTTCATAGATGCAATGGAGACCGCGCTAGACATTACACTGAACCCGAAGATGTAGGGCGGCCCCAAATAGCGCATAGAGTACAACGCGGAGTCTGTCCAGATCAGGGTCTCTTGTCGCGTCTTTTCGGAAGTGATTATTCTGCTTCCATACGTCAAGCGCTGATTGCCCGCTGTATTAGTGATGTCAGCAGGGTTCCAGATGTCAGGGCGTTCTTGACTGCACCAACTAACCATAAGTGGGTCTTGAAGGGTAGTCCCCGCTGTAGCGGTATCGGGCGAACCTAGCGCGACTATGTACCGTTCGTCAGTCACCAAAACCCTGATCGCGACAGTGGGCGCGTAGCCATCAGCACCAGCGAGGTCTAGTATATCGACTCCGGGGGCTAGGACAATACCTGTAACAGACATGTTAGCCACTGCGTCCCAGTAGTAAATAGGGCCGTTAACGTAGTTGTAAACAAGGTCTTGTCCAAAGGTGTCACCACTCCAGAGCCGTACAGTCGCTGAGGATAGGGCGGAAGTGTAAGCAGTATTCCACGCTCTGCCTACCGCTGTGTACACAACGTCATAGACTGAGGCACCTACCATGTGCCCTTTAGCATTTGTAGCGCTCCGCACAACAGTAAGTGAAGTGGGGGAGGCTAATGTATAAGCCATCAATTCCGCGTCCACCATCAGGTACCCAGAGGCAGAAAAAGACGCAGTGCTAGCAACAGCGAGTGTCGTCGCGCTGCTATTGACCGTAGCAGTTAATGTAGAGAAAGCTGTACCATAGGCTAATGACTGCCAAGGGCCAGCACCCCAACCCGCACCCAAAATAGAATATGCTGCGCCAGCATGAATCTGATACTCTGCAACAACCGAACTGCCACCCCCCGCAGTGGCTGAAGTGCTCAGGGTGTTTATGTCAAAGGCTATGTAGTTTAGGTCGGTGGCACCGATACGGACTTCGTTATTAAGCTGCGCCAGTGTATAGGTGGAAAAGGTCGTAGCGCCGCTAAAAGTTACCCAATCACCCAATTCTGCGCCATTTGCGGTGCTCGCTACAACCACCCAAGAACTTGCGACTGTAACGCCTGAAGAATGCGCCGCCGCCGTTGTGCCATTATAGCCTCTGACACAGTTGTACAGGCTGTTGCCGCTAGCATTGGCTACATAGATTTCCTCAGCATCAATTCTGATGACGTAGGGTGTTACACGGGTGAAAGAGGTACCACTTGTAACTGGAATGGTAGTAGCGCTGTCAGAAATACTTGCAGACAGCGTAGAGTAAATAGGTAGAAAAGGGTTCGCCCCCAGTGTGTAGGTCGCACGAATAGGTGTTATGTTATAGAAAATCCCGCCACTGTATATGTAGTATTTTTGGTTTGTGCCTACGCCAAGAAGTAAAAAGTCACGCCGTCCTATCCACTCAACCGTGTGCCGACAAGCGCCGTCAAATGGTGCACCTTGCTGTACCCAGCCGCCGATTTTCTCTGGGAAGCCTGAGCGAAACCGAATTTTGTCGCAGGCGTAGTACGCCCCTTCGTTGGAATAGCTGGTAGATTCTCGACTGACTCCGGGTCTGAACTGAAGTGCTTGTAAGGGCATGTTGTAACCTCTTACTTAAGTCCGACTTCGGCAATAGTCCCAGCGCGAGTCAAAACCTCAAGCTCGTATGCTCCTGCGTAGAAGAAATCTACCCCATTGCAAAAGACAACCCGAGTGGTGCCGTTGGGTATGTAAACGCCTAGTGATCCACCACCAGATGATATGCCTACAGCAAAACCGCCGTCAGTAGCATTCGCTATGATGTATACTTTGGGCACTGCCGGGGCGATCAGATTTCTGGGTGCGGTAAGCGTAAAAAACGGTGTAAGCCATATCGACATAGAACGCGCTTCATCATTTGCACCGTCCAACGCGGATAAAGTGTAGTCAGAATCTGGCATACGGATTTCAATGTAACCGGAGATAGCATTCTCTATCAGCGTGCCGAGGTTGTTGTTGGTAGAGTTACCCCAGACGTTCTGCTGTTCACCGGAACCAATAAGCTCTAAGCGTAAATTGGGAGAATAGGTACTAGGCATCTTATTTCTTCTCTTTGGTAACGAACGCTACAACACTAGCGGTGGCTGCTGCCAGCTCTACGATACTCTGAGTAAGCTCAGAGTTGAAATGGATATTCACTGAGGCTAGAAACCCTATGATGGCGTACCACGAGGTCTTTTCTTGCAGTCGATCAAGAAGCCATTGCGTGAAGGAGTTCAGTTTCATCTCGGTATCTGCCAATGCGGGCCATCGGGGAATTTCTTCCAATCCCCGCCCCAAGTAATATCTACGTCCAATTCTTTAGCCGCCTGCTTCATCGCAGGGGCTAGTTCTCTGTAATACTTCCAATCCCAACTTGCCTGCCCATCTACGAGTGGCGCTATGTCTACTGCATGGCCTGTGAGATGGTAGGAGTTCATGGTTTTGGATGCGCCTTTGGCTACCAGATATTGCTGGCGCTCTTTCGTCCGTAAGCCTTCAATCACTACGAAATCAATAGGTGTGATCTCAATAGCGCGTTTGACGACTTTCACCAAGTCAGGGTGCACCCCTCCAAGGCGTTTCAAGGACTTAGAACTTAAGCCAAAGGCCATCTCGTTACTCCTTACGCTTCGCTTTCGTCAGACTTTACCTGCTCTTCAGCCTGCTCCTTGATCTTTAAGACCAGAGGGAATGCTCCTGACTTGGTAGGCAGATCGCCCAGCACAGCCAGAATAGCGTTGACTTCATCGACGGTAAGGAACAGAGAGATTTCTTTCATTATGCGACCTTTTCAGATTCGTTGGTTGGCATCCATGGTAGGACGATTGATTGCGGTTGCGGGGTGCGCTGTCTTTCAATTTGCTCGATAACGCGATCCTCGAACTCCTTTACTCTATCACCCAGAGCCTTCTTTGTCCACGCAACCGCCTGCTCCTTCGTCACCTGCTCAATAGGTGTAAAGGCAGAAGGATCAGGATTGCCAAAAGATACATCGCTTTGCGTAAACCCTTGTAGGTCTCCATCTGACCCTTTGACATCGAAGCATGCTTGGATAGCGACATTGTTAAGGCCGTCTTTGTTTACGACTTCCAGACGGGTGATGATCCATTCGATTGCTATTGCCATTTGTGTTTCCTAAGTTGATTAAGCCAACAGAACTTTCTTCCAAGCCCCATTATAAACGTAAAAATTGTTGTTAGTGGTGTCATAATACATCGGTACTCGACCTGCGATAGCAGTGGGTACACCAGACGGAGCGCCAGCAGCCGATGGTATGTAGAAGAACCCGTCTGTCATAGCGGTTGTGCCAGAGGTGCCGTGGATATTTCCGGTTGACGTAACCCGCACCCTTTCGGTTCCGCCCGTAGTGAGGGTCAAATCTGCGCTAATTGCACCTATTCTAGTGTTGTTAGAGGTAGTGACTGAGTTTCTTAGAATAAAAAAGCATTCAGTGCCCCCTGTGTTTGCTATAATAGCGGTACTTGAAGTGACTGCTGTTTGTACATGGAAAGGGGCGGCGGGGGCAGTGCCTATTCCCACATAACCATTTGCTGCAATCTGCATCCTTTCAGTGGGTGTACTTGCATTACAAGTACCAAAAGAAAGATATGTGCTGCTGCCGCCGCCTGACTGGATATAAGCGTATCTATTATCTGAAAAATCAAAAGCGCTAGTTATAAAGGTTAGTTCTGACAATGGCGTGCCTGAACCATTCCTATTTTGAATAATGGTTCTAGTGGTGCCGTCTTGATCCTGTCGAACATGCAGTCTTGACGCGGGCGAGGTTTGCCCAATACCCACATTGCCCGCGTTGCTTATCCGCATTCTTTCAGTCGGGCTAGACGCCCCATCAGCCGTTGTTTGGAAAACAATGCGCCCCGGCATATCGTTGGTGCCGGGAGTACCATCAACATGAAAGTTAATTTGCGCAAGCTGAATGAAGTTAGTACCGTCAAATCCACGTACGTCAAAGCGCCCCGCCTCATCACCAGAAGATACGACTGTTTTGGACGATATTGTCCCGTTTGACCGATAAGCAGCAAAAATAGGGATGCCCGCCGCAGAGTTATTCCTTACCCAGTTTGTTGCATTGGCAAATGTCTCCAAGGCAACACTAGCATCACCGCCTATACCGACATTACCCGCAAAGTAGTTACTAGCATTGCCTGCCGCGTAGAAGTTGTAGCGGCCTGAGCCGGAGGGTATGTTGGAGTGGAAGCCGAAGTTGTTGGTGGCTCCTGTTAAGCTGCTATCAGCGGCAAATCCGTATTGATTTGTAATCGTTGATCCAGCCCCAAAAGAAGCTTGTTGCGCTCTAAAACCATAGTAGTTACCTAGAGTAAAGACCGCCGCTGCTGTTTTGGCTTGCGATAAAAACGACTGGCATGAGTTGGTTACATCAGATTGTGCGGTGCCGTCAACAGCTATGCCAATACCTGCGGTTGAGCCTGTGATGCTTTTTGAAACAACTACGGAAGCCCCGGCATAAGGCACACCTCCAACCCCAACAGCGCCAGCAAAATAGTTGTCAGCCGTACCGTTAGCGTAGAAATTCCAGCGCCCTGTGCCGGAGGGTATGTTTGAGTAGAAGCCGAAGTTGTTGGTGGCCCCGGTTAAGTTCGACTGAACATTGAAGCCATATTGGTTTGTTACAACAGAGCTTGCGCCGATTGTACCTTGTTGGGCTTGGAAATGAGTTAATACATTTAACGTAAAGGCAGTGGCTTGCGTCGAGGGTATGCTTAAGTAAGTAGTGTGGTTAGCAGTGACATCTGATTGTACAGTTGGATCAGTGAAATGATAGTAAACGCCAGTAGCGCCTGTAGCATTACCGCTGTATTTCATTTGCGCCGACGGAGCTATTGTGGCGTTAAAAGCAAAGCGCCCTGCGCTGTTTATCCGCATCCTTTCAGTCGGGCTAGACGCACCATCAGCCGTGGTGCTGAATACCAACCTTCCGGGCATGTCGTTGGTGCCGGGAGTGCCGTCTACATTGGCAAGGATTTGTGCGCCGCGTATGAAATTAGTCCCATCAGACCCGCTAAAGTAAATGGCCCCTAGTAAATCCGCAGATGCTACAAGCGCTTGCGTTCCCACTGTTGCGGAGTTTGATTTAGCCAAGGATACAGCGCCTGCAAAACCAGCAGCAGCGTTGTTGTATAAAACCGCACCGAGCGAGGCTGCGCCACCAGAAGCGCCGATTGCTTCTATTCCTGCACCATACAGACCGCCGTCACCGGACGGAATAGTTATCGTCGATGTATAGCCTGCTACCACCCGTCCATCAGCCGCTACCACAAATGGAGTTGCATCTGGGTTAGCTTCATCTTCAACTACCAGAGCATTACCCGAGCCAGTCTGCGTGATGCGTAGAGCGGCAGAAGTTGAAGAGGTACTGACCTGTATAGGGCCACCAAAGAAGTTGTCAGCGGTATTAGCGGCAAAGAAGTTGTAGCGGCCTGAGCCGGAGGGTATGTTTGAGTAGAAGCCGTAGTTGTTGGTGGCTCCTGTGAGAGAGGAGTCGGCAAAGAAACCATATTGGTTTGTAACCGCTCCTGTAAACGTAGCTTGCGCCGCTGAGTATTGACGAACATTTGTTACCGCATTAGCGGTTGCCAAATTTGACCCATAGCCGATAAACGTATTTGAAACCGTCGCGTCGTTAGTTGAGTCAATAAAATAACCATAAGAAAAAGTGCTTCCCGTAATGGTTCTGGATAACCGCACGCCATATCCAGCTAGCGAGGTTGATCCAATACCCACCCTACCCGCATTATCAATCCGCATCCGCTCCGTAGGAGTAGAAGCACCATCAGCCGTTGTGCTGAACACCAACCTTCCGGGCATGTCGTTAGTGCCGGGGGTGCCGTCTACTGCGGCTTCTATGGATGCGCCTCGTATAAAATTAGTGCCATCAAATCCACGGAGCTGGAAATTTCCTAAAGTGTCGCCAGATTGAACGATGGCACCCGCTCTTCCCTTTTGTAGAATATAGTAAGGGCCGCTAGAATCATTTGTTGCATTTTCATAAACGAGCTGAGGCCCAAAAGCGGTTGAGCTTTTTGCAATGTACCCGCCAGTAAACCCTGTAGTTGTGACGCTCGTTAAGCCTTGCCCTATGTTACCCGCAGTATCAATCCGTACTCGTTCAGCACCGCCCGTGTAGAACGTAATAGGCAGGTACGTTCCCGCGCCGTAGTAGTCAGCAGATAGGCGAACGTCGTTACCAGAGCCGGATACCCGCAGATCAAAGTAGGATGCGTTGGTAAGGGTAGAGCTATTGGTGCCGTAGATGATAGACGTAGTGCCCGTTCCACGGGGCATGATACCCACAGCCGTAGGGCTGTTAGCGGTAGAGGTCTGGAACAACACACGGTTAGCGGCAGTGCCGTTACTGAAGTCGCCCGTTATCCGCGTACCGGACTGGCTGAATTGGAAATCTGCCGGAGCACCAGAGTTCGCCGTTATGCGTACTTGTTCTAGGCCACCTGTGTAGAACGTAATAGGTAGGTACGTGCCCGCACCGTAGTAGTCGGAAGTCAGACGAACATCGTTACCGGAACCCGACACGCGCAGGTCGAAATATGAAGCATTGGTCAACGTCGAGCTGTTGACGCCATAGATACCTGAAGTGCTGCCAGTGCCATTAGGCATGATCCCAACAAGCGTAGTGCTGTTAGCTGTTGAGGTTTGGAACAGCAGGCGATTGGTTGCGATAGGGTCACTGAAATTAGCCTTTACCCTAGCGCCGGTACCCGTGAACGTCAGGTCTCCTGAGATAGACGCTGAGGTGAAGTCGATAGAGTCAGCGAGTTGAAGCTCTTCAATGGTAGTGCCGTTCAGGACTAGGGGGTAACGAATTGCCATGTATATTCCTTGTTAGGTCGCTGTGATTACTGCTGTCGTGCTGGTGGCGGGAGGGAACTGCACCGTGAATGTGTTGTTGGTCGGCATGTATGTGCCGCCGAAATTGAGCACCGCTACCGCAGGTTTGCCTACAGCTGAGTCGTTGTAGATCATAGCCCCCGCCGCAGAGAACGACGCGGCTAACCACACGGAGTCATTGAAGTCTACGAAAATGGTAGTCCCCGCTTGACCGACGCTTTGACCTGTTAAGACATTCCCGCCTGTAGTGTATCCACTGCCGTTAGGCACCTCACCCGTGGTGCCCGTGTAGCTTACCGTAGAAGAGTTCAGATCGGCGCTAGCCGTGTATAAGGCAATCTTGAATGTGTCTCCGCCAGTGGCGAAGTTGTGCACGCCTTGGAATAGTTCGGATTTGAATGTCGAAACAATACTTTGGGTAATAGCCATTACGTCACCATATCCCTGACTTGCCCTTTACGGTATGTATCACCTCTATTCTTACCATCACCCAACTGTTTCAGTTCTGCCATAGCTTCTTGGAATTTGGCTTGATAGGTTTGAATCAGTTCAGGCTCGCCTTTGAGGTAGATGTACGCTTCGACCAGCGTACCCCAGAGCAGCACATTCGGAAAGTTGACTCCCAGCCAGCTCGTCCCTGCGGTTACGATACTCGGTGGGTAAGCGTAGTAATTTACGTTCAGCGAGTAGACGGCATTAGGCGTCGGCCCCAGCGCTATTTGAGTTGCATCGTTCAGCGCGTAGGTTGTGGGAAGGCCGGTAGTCGCTGGAAACGGATAGGCTTCTCTGATGTAGTTCACATCCTTGTTCAGCAGGTATACGTACCCCTCTGTAGGGTCAATAACTGCTACCGAGAACATAGACAGAAACCCAGAAGGCAGCGTCACGTACTGATTGCTTGCTACGGTCGATAGAGTGGTAGTCTGCCTAAACGCAGGAAGCTGGACGCTGTTGTTTACTATTACCTCGGTGTTCTGAACAAACACAGGGATGTTAGCGACGAACGTAGGTTCGTCAACTTCTGTGAATTGCTGTATGGCAGTTCTAAGGCTAAGATAGTCCATAGCTAAATCTGTCCGACTAAAGAATAAAGACCTTTTATTTTATGCGGTTTTGTTATAGCGCAATGGATAGTCTCTCTAGTCACACCAAAATGCGCTGCTGCATGTTTTCTGGATATAAATGTTACTTGAAGTTCTGGGCAGTACACAGGCTTGTATTTTGCCCTAGCCGTCCTATCCCTAGCCTCTTTTGGTTGTGGTTTCTGTAAATTCAGTAGTAATTTAGCCTTAACCGCTGGATCGCTGACCGCTTTTTTTATCCCTTCTATCCGCTTGGCCCGCACATTCTGATCGCCCCATGACTTCTTAACGGTTTCAGAACGAGACTTTAGCGTGCGTCCTTTTTTCACATGCCCTTCCCAACGTTTAACCCCACCCTTGAATTGTATCAGCTTTTTGCCTTGCTCCTGCTTAGCCTCTAAAGAGACAGCAGCGGCCATTTTAGCTATAGTGGTCGCCCTCCATTTAGGATCAGCCCAGCGCTTTTTAGCGGCGTAAGAGCGCTTTGCGCGTAACTCATAAGGAGTTATTCTAATGGGACTACCCGCACCACCTTTAGTCATGTTGTAAGCGGGGGCCAAATCCGCTATCAACGCTACTTCAGCAGCATCAAGCCCATTTTTGTCAAAAGCTATGTAGGCTTCCACTATGCTAAAGGCACGCTCGCCATAAATGCTAATCGCTCTACTAATGTCAAATTTGGGTTTTTTTGCGTTTGCTACATGCGCCCGCCATCTAGCTTTTACAGGCTGGATCGTCTGCCCCACGTACTGACAATGGGTGATTCGATTAGTCAAAATATAGACGCTCCCGTACCTCATATTTTAGCCTAGTTTATTGCTGCACTTGGTGCCTTTGGTGGCTGCGCCCGTACCGCGAATCTTAACCGTCTTGGTGTTCGGTATGTTGTTCGGGTAGCCGTTACCATGCGGCTGCGGTACGTCCTTGATGCCGCGATACTCTTCAGTACCCTCAGTGTGCTTGCTGGTGTCGTATTTAGCCATTAGCGACCTCTTCCAGAAGATTTCTGATTCATCGCACGAGACATGTTCTTGCCGAATTTCTTGCGATCCATAGAAGTCGGGCCACCTTTCTTCAGACCTTTCATAGACTTCTGTTTGTCGTGCTTCTTATCCATCGGGGACTTCTCCCAGTCACTGAAAGACATCTTGTGTTTCTTCGCAAGCTTTTTGTCCTGCGAAATGTCTTTGCTGGAACCTTCCCACATATCTTTAGCCATTTCAATTACCTCTAAGTAATTTTAACAAATACATCGTTCAACGTAAAATCAACCTGCTGAGTATCGACAGGATTGAAAGCAAAAAACCCACGGGAAGCATTGAGGTTTGTATCGGGTCTTGGATTGCGTAGTGCTTGCGGATCATCTGCGGCCTTACGGGAGCCTATAATACCGACCCAGTTTTGCGGGTGGTCTATTTCCCAGCACTCAGGACAAACCCTCTGGTTTATGATCTTGCCAAGGACTACGTACGTTTTGAGCTTCGGTAAGTCGTATCTGAACCCGCAACGGTCACAGAAACCAAACGCTCTTTTCTCACTGGCAAATCTGCCGCCCATTTACCAACCCCTGCCGCCAACGTAGCCGATATGCGGGATAAACCGCACCGGAGCGCGATCTCTGTCTTCCTGCGCGGCTAGGTCATACGCCTCATCATACAGCTCTTTCAACGCCGCAATACGATCCATAGCGTCAGGAGTCTTCAATGCCAGATAATAGGCTAACCCTGCGATGAGGGCGGGCGTAAACCTAAACGGTATATCCATTGTGTTAGCACCTGATTGTCCTGCATCTTGGATGCGACGTAAGCGCCAATAGACAAGAGTGTAACTATTATCACTAGCAGTAGGCCATATTTTAACGTGCGGTATAGGAGAGACTCGATCCACATAGATTTGTATAGGTCTTCCGGTAGCTAGCTTATTGGGGATAGATGCGTAGGTCGGTAACGCAACTCGGGC